TTCTTCTGCAACCCCAGCCCCAACCTCAAATTGGGCGGCAACTTTTCAAAACAAGCAGGCTATTCCTTACGTTGTTGGCAGTGGCGCTGGAACAAACGGACAACTAACATTCACTTGGAGCAAGCAATGAATCAACCATATCAATACAAAATTGAACAATTGGATATTGCATATGGAAATATGCTAGTCAAGTACATCCCATCTGATGAATCTTTGACTGCGCTTTCTTTTAACATCCCGATTCTTTTTGAAGAAGATGGTTCGCAAAAAGAATTAACCGCAAACATTGACAAGTTTGCGCCGCAAAGACAGTGGGCCGCTCAGAAGTTTTTTATTGAGAATGGTGATTCTTTAATTAATTCAACCGGAACAGTCAATCCGTGAAAGATTTCATCGGCGTTTATGAAAACGCTTTTCCAGAAGATTTTTGTAATGGTTTGATTGAATACTACAAGTGGTGCAAAGAAAACAATCAAACTTGGCGCAGAAGCGAAGCACCGCAACATCAAAAAAATGATGAGTCTTGCGTAGTAAATCCAAGTCATCACAATGAAATTGAATTCACAAGTTCGCACTTGAATGGATACATCCGTGAATTTAATGAAATATTTTGGGGCGTTTGTTACAAAAATTATAGCCAAGAGTTTGAATCAATCAGCACTCTTAATAGGCACACAACCTTTACATACAAAATTCAAGAAACGCACCCCAGCGAGGGGTATCATGTATGGCACTGCGAACAGGACTGCCCGGAGCATTCCCGAAGGGTTGCAGCATACATTGTGTACTTGAACGATGTAGAGGATGGCGGTGAAACCGAGTTCCTTTATCAATCAAAACGCGTAAATCCAACTCGTGGAACTGTTGTTATTTTCCCGTCCTCTTACACGCATTTCCATCGCGGCAATCCGCCGCTTTCTGGAACCAAATACATCCTCACAGGATGGCTGGAGTTTTCCTGATGCCCGAACAATATGATGCTGTGGAAGTATATTTCCCAACGCAAGTATATGTTGTTGATAAGCCAGAGTTTCTTGACATTGTTAATTTGGTTTCAGAAGAAAATTTAAAAAACTCTGAAAGCAACGAATACTTTTGTATGTCAAATAATTATTTTGATGACAAAAGATTGGAAGAATTCTCAAATTACTCTGCACAAACTGCTTGGAATTTTTTAAATTCACAGGGTTATTTCATGGATGATTTAACAATCCATGCAAGTGAAATGTGGACGCAAAAGCATAATAAACATTCTTATATGCCGCAGCACGTTCATTCAAGTGGAATCCAAGTTGTTGGATTTTATTTTTTAAACTCTTGTGAAAATTGTTCCAGATTGTTAATACACGACCCAAGGCCAGCAAAAAATCAAATTAATTTGTCAGAAAAAAACAGTTTGATTGTTTCCCCCGCAAGTTCAGTGATTAACTTTGAACCTAAGCCGGGCAGATTTATTTTTTTGAACTCTTGGGTTCCTCATTCGTTTTCCAAAAATACAAATGATGAGCCAACAAAATTTGTACACATTAATTTTTATGTGAACAAACAACAATCCTGCAAAACCACAAATGTTGAAATTGTATGAACAAGGTTTGCATAAGATTTAATAAATCCAGAGGTCAGTGCGGCAGGGGTTCGACGGACCATGTTTGGAGAGTTTTTTCAAATGACAAAGAATATGTTGTAAAAAACTTCAAAATTAACGTTCCAAGTTTTGGTGAAAAAGAAATTAATTCAGAAGATTGGAATGTTGTTTGTTACGGAACTTTGTTTATTGACAAAGAAACATCAACCGCAATAGTTGGATAAACAATGTCCATATATAACTTCTTACCCAACAAGCCAAGACAAGATGCAGTAAATCCGTTTGTCACTTGGCAAAATGCTTTTACCCAAGATGAGTTAAACAAAATTGTAGAAATATTTGAACTTCTTGAAAAAGATGACGCAAAAGTTGGCACCAATGATGGCGGCGACGTTGATTTGATTGTCAGGCGAACAAAGGTTGCTTGGGTAAAAAACACTCCAGAACATAACTGGATATACGATAGGATTGCTTTTGTTGCCAGAAGTCTAAACAGCAAGTTTTATAGGTTTGACTTATACGGCTTTGTTGAAGATATGCAGTACACGGTTTATGAAGACACCGATGAGGGGCATTACACGTGGCATATGGATATTGGCGCAGAAAACGAATGCACCAGAAAACTTTCATTGGTCGTTCAACTGTCATCGCCCGATGAATACGAAGGCGGGGGGCTTGAAATCATGACATCTTCGGAGCCAGTTCAAGTAACAAAAGAAAAAGGTTTAATTTGTGCCTTTCCTTCATTTATTTTGCATCGCGTAACTCCGGTCACCAAAGGCACTCGCCGCACTTTGGTGATATGGATTGCCGGGCCTGACTTTGTTTAAATATGAGTACACGAATCGCAATCTCAGCCATTGTTCTTAGCGCCTCAGCTTTGGTTGGGATTGCCGTGCATGAAGGCTACAGCCCCGTTGCTTATGAGCCGGTGAAGGGTGATGTACCAACAATCGGATTCGGCACAACAGAGGGCGTTAAAATGGGCGACAAGACCACTCCTGAGAGGGCGCTTGTCAAACTTCTTCAGGACGCAAACAAATTTCAAAACGCGGTAAAGCGTTGTGCGCCCGTTCCTATGCATTCGTATGAGTTTGATGCATATGTTTCATTGACTTACAATATTGGCGAAGGCGCTTTTTGCCGAAGCACTCTGGCAAAGAAATTAAACTCTGGTGATTATCAGGGTGCTTGTGCTGAAATATTAAAATGGAATAAGTTTAATGGTAAACCGTTGAACGGTTTAACAAAACGCAGGCAACAGGAGTACGAAAAATGCTTGGGTTCCTGATGAACCGTTGGGTTTTGGGCGGATTGGCCGGGCTTTTAATGCTCGGCTTTTCGTATTGGAAAGGGTATATTCACGGCAAAGATGTTGTGCAAAAAGAATGGGATGCCGCAAAAGTTGTTTGGGAGCGCGAGTCATTAGCGGAAGCGGCAAAGGCACAACAAATTGAACGCGATATGCAGGCAAAAGTTAACAAGGCCCAAAAGGAAAAGTTGAATGCTATTAAAACTGCTGATACTAAGTACAACGCTCTTATTGACAGCCTGCGCGAGCGCCCCGAAGCCCGTAGCAATGAAGTGTCCGGTTGCTCCGGAGATGCTGTGGGATGCACCGGAGCGGGACTGGCAAGGCCAGATGCAGAATTTCTTGCAGGGTACGCTGCCGACGCAGCAAGGCTCCAAGCCGCATACAACTCCTGCCGAGAAGCCTACGAAGTGATTCAAAATGGCACTCAGTAAATTAGTATTTAAACCCGGTGTCAACCGCGACCAAACCAACTACTCGTCTGAGGGTGGTTGGTACGATTGCGACAAAATTCGATTTCGTTCGGGTTATCCAGAAAAAATTGGTGGATGGACTGTAATTTCAGCAAGTCCGCTTTCTGGCGTGTGCCGCTCTTTGCTGCCGTATTCAGTTTCAAACTTCGCACAGTTAATTGGGATTGGAACAAACGCAAAAATATATGTTCAGTCAGGTGCCATCCTTAATGACATAACCCCATTAAGGTCAACCAGAACAAGTCCAGCCACAAATAATTGTTTCACCACATCTTTGTTATCGAATGTGGTTACGGTGACAATTAGTGGACATAACGCACAAACCGGAGACTACGTAACCTTCTCCGGCGTTGTTGGCCCGATTGGCGACATTCCTGCATCAGAATTTAATACAAGCAAACAAATTACTGTAGTGGACGCAAATACGTTCACCATTCAAACCACCACAAATGCAACATCTGCCGCTACGGGCGGCGGAACTTCAATTACTGCATTGTTTGACATTTACTCTGGAAATGAAGCTCCGACTGCTGGTTATGGTTGGGGCGCTGGTTCTTGGGGTCGAGGCGCTTGGGGTTCATCCGCCACCACACCAGTTTATTCGCCTGCGCGAATTATTTTCCAAGACAAACTTTTCGATACGTTATATTTCAACGTGCGTGATGCATCCGGTTGTGAATTAACTGGC